TAAGGATATTGCACCTACTTCATCTCTTACAAATGATGATATAGATACACCTAACGTAAAAGATATTATGGGTGAGGCTCAACCGAAGAGTTATGTACCATTCCGTAATTTAATGTTTATAAGTATATTAGCATCTTATGCAGAAGCAGTAAAAGCATCAGAGATCTGGTATGGAGCTGCTGAAGCGGATAGTTTAGCTGGTTACTGGGATTCGTCAAATGAGTTCATTGATACATTTAATAATCTTACAGCGTTAAATCGCGAGACTGTTATTAAGTTGGTTGCTCCTTTAGTAAGGATGTCTAAGAAAGACATCGTATTAGACGGCGTTTCTCTAGGGGTTAACTTCGAAGATACATATACTTGTTACTCTGGCGACTACCCTTGTGATGCAGAGTCTGCTAGCAGCAGCTTACGTCTAAAAGGCTTTATAGATGCCAAGTTAAGAGATCCTATTCTATATATACAGCAAGATAAATTAGATGCTGTATATGAGAAGAATGGGTGTAAAGCTATTTGTTAATATACTTAAATAACTCAGGGTTATGATATGCTATATGCTGTCTCATAACCTTATGAGTTTTAGGATTACTTAGAGCTTTAACCATAAACATTTCTATCTCACCATCACTTTTACCAGGTAATCGTCTTGTGGCGTAATCCTTAAGAGCTTTCAACTGTTTTGTATTATAAGCTTTTAAATCGCCAACGAGAGCTATATCATCATACTTATCGTCAGATACATCAGCATCTAAATCAAAATCTTTATATTTTTGAAAGTCCGCTGAAGCTACCATCTCTAGTAACTCATTAAATTTAGTAACCGTGTGTGTGACGTCTTTGTTGTGCATAAAGATTCTGAACTCTCTGTCTTTCTTGAACAGCAAGATGTTGGTTAATTTCTAATTGTGACATCCTTACCTCTTCAGCTTCTTCTTTTCGTTGCTCATGAGCAGGTACATTCGGCATGTATTGATTAGTAGTAAACTCTTCAGCTTCTTCATCTTCCCCACCCTTACGTTTTCTAAAGTAGAATCTTTGAAGCGTATTATACCCCCACTCATTAGGATTAAAGTTTTCAAAGTTTTGAACTGCTTCAAATTCTTCAGGTGATAGAATAGATAACTCTTCCAAAGGTGTATTTTCAATATTAGATTCTTCTTGTTCATAATGATCAGCAACTGCTCTAGAATGAGCTTGACCAGCTCTTTGCTTTTCATCTTTCATTGCTTTAGCAATTGCTTCACCTCTAGCTCCTTCATATTCTGAAATTTCACCATCGTTATTTAAATCTGATTTATTTTTATCAATTTCTTCTTGCTCATACTCTTCATCTTCCTTCTGAGCTTGCATATCTCCTAGATTTGTTTCAATAACGTCGATTGTATCAACGAGATATTGGTATATAACACTGTATTCTTCAAAATCAGCAATATAGTTTAAAAACTTTTCAAATTCAGCTAAGGTATCAATCTTCGCAACTGCGTCAGCAACATTATCGAGAGCTTCTTGAGGTACATCCTCCTTTTCAAGCTGAGCTATAACACTACCAACTGCAGTTCTGAGAAGTAATTTTTCATCTGATACATCATCACCAGCATCGAACTCTTCCTGCTTTTTAGCAATTGCATCTGTTGTAGCGTCTGCAATTTCTTGAGCTGTTAACTTACTATAATCTTTTCTCACATAACCTTCTGCAGCTTTAGGTCGTACACCTTTACCTTGTCTTAAAGTTGCAGCAGTGTTTAAGAAATCTGAAACTCTATCTAAACCTGAATCTGTAGTTTCAGCTGAATATTGTTCAAAGCTATCACCGATTGTATCGAGTAGCTCGGGTCTTTCAGTAGCTATTTGACCGACGATAGCATTTACATCTTTAGCGCTTGGTTTTCTTGTTTCAAATCCAGCTGGTACGACCTCAGGGTAGTTGTCTTGTAAGAACTTAAAGAAAAATAACCGAGCATCTCTATAAGGTAGTCCGATGTTTAATTTCTTCATCTTATTCATTACTGGTTTAAGAGTCTTCGCTATACTCTCCTCTACTAAGTCGCTAGAAATATAGTTCTGCGTATTTTCGTTAATAATAGTTGGTTTTGTTGCCCAAGAAATAAAGTTCATAATAATATTTATTGATTTCTGACATATTTCTACTATAATATCATTATATGTGCGGTATTTATCTAAGTTCTAATCTCTCAACGTTTGAGGTACTCGAGGAAGCTAATAAAAAGAGAGGTAATTTCTCTACTGGTATATTTCATGCGTATAGATCATCTAATTATGATATTAAAAAATATGAAGGAGGTATTAACTGGAATGATGTTAAATTACCACAAGGAGATGCAGGAGATTTTATATATCTTGGTCATAATCAAGCACCAACCAGTTCTGCTAGAGAATGGAAAGAAAATACATCACATCCATTTAGATCCGGAGATTGGATAGTAGCTCATAATGGTGTTTTAACTAATTATAATGAGCTAATTGATGAATACTTACCAGATCATGATAACCCTGTTGATAGTAGTGTAATACCGGCTTTATTGGACGAATTTGAATATAATCTCGGACCATGTGAGGATTCAGATACGGAAATACAGAATATTTTATATACAATTGAAAAATTAAAAGGTACATTTGCATTATGGGTTGTGAATATAAAAACGATGAACGTTTATATAGCAAGACAAGGTAGTACGTTGTTTTATAAGGACACTAATGTATCATCTATTAAAGGTGAAGGTTACGAAGAAGTCAAAGAAGGTATATTATACGGGTATACGTCTGAAGGATTAGTAGAACTTGATACATTTATACATGATTCGCCATTTTTAACATTATGAGACATATAGCATTATTTTCGCAGACCGGTTCCGAGATAGGTAACTTAAAAGATAAAGGTATTATACCGGATTCTATATTTTTTGATCAAGTAGATGATACTAAAATCGATAAACGAATTAATTCGTGTAAATCTACTCGTAGACTTCCTAGGAAAGATGTCAAGGATGTACAGGTCTTACGAGATTGCTTTGGTGACCCATCGACATGTATTATTACATTACATGGATGGCTTAATATTGTACCGAAGGAGATATGCGATGAGTATCAAATATATAATGGTCATCCTGGGCTAATTACAGATTACCCGGAACTTAAAGGTAAGGATCCGCAGGTGAGAGCTTTTAACGGCAACTACCCTTATATCGGCTCTGTTATTCACCGCGTTACCCCTGGCGTCGATGAAGGTGAAGTTATTATGTCAATGAGTACTCATAATAATAATGACACAACAATAGATCAAGTATTTGCGAAATTAAAAACTATATCACTAGCGTTATGGGTTGATTTCTTTAGTATTCGACACGATAATAAAGCATGTCAGAATTAAAACGAACAGGGCCGCCGCGTGAATTTGATACCGGAGCTCGACGAGATAACGGTGAAGGTAAATTACGTATGAGCTTAGTACCGCATAAAGCTTTAGAGTCAGTTATGATGAGATATTTACAGGGAGCTGAAACGTATAATGAACATAACTGGAAATTAGGTATGAAGCATTCCGTGCTATATGATTCAGCAATGAGACATTTGATGCAAGATTTTACCGGAGACGGTAGTGAAGATCATCTCGGTGCGGTATTATGGAATGTAATGGGAATGATTTGGAATAGAGATAATAAACCGCAACTAGATGACCGTAAAGACTATGAATAATATAAAAATATATACAGCAACTAAAGGTAGTAAGGAAGACTGCACACTTTATAAATGTATACAAGGCTACGGTATTGAGCATTTAGGTGTTTCAATACACTATGAAGATAAAAATACTAAAAGCCTTCAACAATGTTATAATAATTTTATTAATGATGCTCGTAAAGGTGATATTGACATCGCAGTAATGATACATGATGATGTGTATATTAATACTCGCGATTTATACTCTCTTTTATCTAAAGCTGCAGAACAATATACAGTATTTGGTGTAGCCGGTGCTACATCTTGCAAGGTTGGTAGCCCGGCTTTATGGCATCTTATGTCGAAGAGGGAAGATCAGAGAGGTTGTGTAGCTCATGGTAGTGAAAAGTCTTATATGTATACTTCTTTTGGCCCTGTACCGAGTAGATGCTTAGTTATAGATGGGGTATTCATTGGTATTAATATCAAAGAGCTACCTGAAAATGTGAAGTTTGATGAATCATATCCATCTAAGTTTCATTACTATGATTTAGACTTCTCACTTGAATGCAATAGGAACAGTGTTAAAATAGGTGTTGTGGATATACCTATCATCCATCTGAGCCCTGGTTTGCTTCACCCGGATAATGAGTTTTATAGTGGTCAAGAATATTTTATAAACAAATGGAAAAAATAGATTTAGATTATTTCGAGAAGATTCTTATTTACAAGAGTTTGACTGACGAGAGATATCTCGCAGATATTATTAGTCATGTAGAGCCTTCTATTATAGCTAATAAAAATATTAAAGTTATATTCACTATTATTAAAGATTTCTATAATAAAAGAGGAGTACCACCGACTACTACTGAACTTAAAACATATCTTGTTAATGATGATGTTAAAGATGCGTTTAGATCTGTAGCTGGAGCGTTTAATGAAATTGATAGGAATTTAAATAATGATGAGTTATTAGAGAATACTGAGAGGTATCTTAAAGAGAGGTCAATCTATCATACGATGATGGATGTGGCAGAAGATATAACACAAGGTAAGGTAGATACTAGCTATATTCTTGAACGATTTGAAAAAAGCTGTCAGATTGATCTTAAAAATGATATTGGGTTAGATCTATTTGAAAATATTGATACTTTGATCGATGATATAACTACAGATCAACCTGTAATTCCAACTCTATGGCCATGGTTAGATGAAAAACTTGACGGTGGTTTTAAATCTAATGGCAGGGCATTTTACGTCTTCGCCGGTCAAACAAACGTCGGTAAAAGTATTTTTCTTGGTAACATTGCTGCTAATATGAGTAGGCAGGGTAAGAATGTAGTTATTATATCTCTAGAGATGAGTGATATTATGTATGGCTGTCGAGTTGCTTCAGATATAACAAAGATACCTATAGCTAACCTAGCAGAGGAAGCCGTAACTCTCAAGCATACTATTAATGATATGAGCAAATCGCCTAATAACGGTAAAATATTAATTAAGGAATTTCCGCCTAATACAATTAGCTCTCAGCAAATTGCTAGTTATATTAAGACGTTACAGTTAAAAGGTATTAAGATTGACGCGATTGTATTAGATTACATCAACTTAATTAAAGGGTCGATGAATACTAATATGTACGAGAGAATTAAATCTGCGGCAGAAGAGATTAGAGCTCTAACCTATAAATTTAACTGCCCTATTATTAGTGCAACCCAGCTTAATAGAACTGGGTATGATGTAGATACCCCTAAATTAGATAGTATTGGAGAGAGTATCGGGTTAGCAGCAACTGCTGATGTTATTGTAGGTATTACTCAGAGTGATGAAGACAAAGAGCTTAATATTATTAATATTCATATGATGAAAAATCGATTCGGTCAGAATTTTGGTAATAATCAAATGAGAATGGACTTTAAGACATTAACTGTACACGAAGACGATTCATTAAATGATGACGATGGCGATCTTGGGGACGTATCTAACGCATTAGATATGTTGAGTAATTAAAAGAGGGAACTAAATAATATGTATAATGTCTGATAGAGATACATTACATATTATTAAACAGTTTATAACTGATTACAATACCAAATCAGAGTATAATATAGATACCCCACTATATAAGGGTAGCTTACCAATCGGTAGTAATACGTATTCTGTCGTAGGGGTATTTTTTGAAAATAATCCACATGCGTTAGCAGATAGTATTATTGAAAGTACCGATACTGATATTGTTTTGCTGCTAAATCTACAACAAGAAGTCGTTCTATTGAGAAAGAACAAAACATGTGGTATAGACTTAGGTAAGCTAGCTAAACAACTATCGGTAGGTGGTGGTAAGCCTGACGTAGCTGGATGTCTGTTAAACGATAAGATAATTAATTTAACAAAACTACTACAACCATGTTAAATGCTACCCCAACACAGAACATCGAAAACGATGAATTTAGACACGCCTTCTTATCGTTCTGCACGTTGGTATCGATTTTAAATGGCAAGAAAATGAACTTTCCTACAGTATTTTTAAAAATACTTGAAAACACAAATCTTAGACATATTTATATGGCTCATATAAATGAGGATAGTGAATTCGTTGCTATTAAAAAATTTATTGAAATGGAACCTTCAATTACCAAAAGTAAATATATAACAAAGTACTTGAATAAGTTAAAAACGCCTCTATTATAGAGAGGTGGAAGAGATTGAAAAGAAAATATACAATACATATTTAGCAGTTTCTAGGTCTGTTAATAGTAAACCCTTTAAGCTACGTAAGAATTTTGATAAATTTAATGTTCATAAAGACTACCCCGCGGTAGTAAAGCTTGGTAGATTCTTTAATAAGCATAAACATATTAATATTAATAGCTTCTTTGAAGCTCCATTTTTCGTATATGGTGAAGATCATTTTGATTTAAGCTTTTTTTGTTCACATAAAGCAGTAGCTACATATACTAAATATCATGATAGTTTTTTATTAGATAATCCAGCTAGTAAGCAATGTTTACAGAAGATAAAAGACAGTATAATTTTCATTCATGATTATTGTAAAGATCGATCTATATCTATATCGACATATATAAACTTCGTGGAAGACGGGTCTAGTTACAATATATTCTTATCTCATATAAAGAATAGAGATATTAATGTATATATTTTATTTGCCTTTCCAGAGTTTGAGGCTATAATAACGACGTTAGATTATAACATCAAACAAACATTCTCACCGTGTCTAGCTAGAATCAAATATTTGAGAACAAAACTCTACACGGCTAACCAAACAAAAAAAAATATAGATATGTTTAAAATATATCTTGAAAAAACAAAATAATAAACTATAATTAAATCATGAGTAATATAACAAATTCAATGTTCGAATCAATTCGCGGTGCCCTTGCTTCAAGTGAAGATAAGCCAGCGACTACTAATATCCTAAGAACCGAGCCAGGTAATACATATACGGTTCGTCTCTTACCTTTCGTTAAGGATCCAAAGAAGACATTCTACCACTACTACCAACATGGCTGGAATAGCTTCGCAACTGGTCAGTACGTCAGTGCAATATCGCCGCAAACGTTCGGAGAGCGTGACCCTATTGCAGAGTCTCGGTATAAGCTATATCGTGGAAATGATGAAGATAAAGCAATTGCTGGTAAGATTATTCGATCTGAAAAGTGGCTGGTTAATGTATATGTTGTTAACGATCCTGTTAATCCAGATAATAACGGAAAAGTAATGGTATTGCGATATGGCAAGCAGTTACATAAAGTTATTACTAGCGCTATTGACGGGGAAGACTCAGGCGATTTAGGCGCTCGAGTATTTGATCTAAGCCCTGAAGGTGTTAATTTTAAGGTTATTGTTGAGAAGCAAGGTGATTTTCCTACATATGTTTCGTCAAAATTCTCTTTCCCAGCTGAAGTTAAAGGCTTAGAGGAATCTGGGTTCGATGATATTTATAATGCAGCAACAGAACTTGACTCTATATTTAAGTTTAAAAGTTATGATGAGCTTAAGCAAATGGTAAACGAGCATATCTTTTGTAAGGATGAAGATTCACAGCGCAGTGAATCGCCAGTAGCACATGCAGTAACTAGCGCTGCACCTGTACCGAGCTCGGCTCCTGTACAAGCAGAGCAACCTAAACCGGCAACTCAAAGCGATGATAGTGATATACAAGACTTACTAGCTGGCTTGGATCTATAATTATGGAATCTACAGATCAGGAGCCGCCAGCTAGCTTTGAAAGGCAGCTGTCACCTCAAGAAGAGCGTGATGTTTTAATTAACTTCATGGGGAATGTTTACGGGGAGACTAAAAAGTTAGACGGTAATGTTATCGGCGCATCTACAACTCTTAGCAATAATAAGAGTAATGAGATTAAGCAGCATATTGAAAAGCTAGTTAGTCAACCTATAACATCAGCTACACCTGTATTGCCGGAAAGCTTACCCGTACCTTCTTCTATACCTGCAGTATCTGAACCGGTAGTATCACACCCACCTGTATCTGAACCGACGCTTCCGCCTCAAGTACAAGTTGAGCAACCGATTGTAGACTCAGATCAATTATCATTTAATTTTAATGTAAGTGAGAAAGATGAATTGTTTGCTTTGATTAATACCGCATTAACTAAAATAGATAAACTAAACAAAAAAGTTGATGCATTGGTGGATATATCATTACAAAGCACGCCAGTAAAAAAAAAATCAGCTCCCCGAAAAAAACCAGTTAAAGAAAAAAGGGAAACCTAATATAATACAGATTATATATGACTTCATTAAAAATAAAAAATAAGAAGGACTTTATTAGTAACTTTCTAGGGCCGATATCAAACTTAAATGATATGTGCGTTCTTAAAGTTACTAGTAATAATATCTCATGTACAATTGCATCAGCTGATGCAACTATTGTGTGTAAGGCAGATCTAGAATGTGAAATTGATATCGGATCTGAAGAAGGTATTACTTTAAATATTCCGGATATTAAAAAACTAGTTAGAGTCTTAGAGATTATACCGGCAGCGGAAATTACTATTAATATTGCTAATAATAATATATCCTACAGCAAAAGTGGTTATAAGTTTAGATACCATATTTTAGATGATAATATTATTAAATTACCTAATATTAACGTTAATAAAATTAATAAGCTTGATTTTAAAACCAGCTTTAATGTTACTGAAGCTAATTTAAGTATGTTATATAAAGGTAGTTCTTTTACTACCGAAACTTCGAAGTTATATATATTTGAAGATGATAGTAACATTGCCGGTGAGTTGGGGGATAAGAGTAGACATAATACAGATAATTTTGTATGTGTGTTAAGTGAATCATATACTGGTGACCCACTAACTAAACCATTAGCATTAAATTTTGAGTCATTTAGATTATTAAGCTTTAGCGGTAGTAGAGAAGTTGAGTTTAAAATTAATCAAGACATGGGAATAATTACCTGTAATATAAAAAAGGGTAATGTATCATTGATTTATGTTGTCTCGGCCTTAATTAATTAGTATATGTTAAACGTAGACGGTAAGTTAAAGGAAAAGCGAATTAGCAATAAAGTTAAGACAGCTGGATATACTCTCAAAAGATTAAAGGATAACGGGTTTGTTGTGTTTAAGATGTTTAATGCCTATAGTAATATAGATCCTAGACGTTGGACAGTTCTAATCGATCCAGGTGGAGCATCTGTATATCTTACATGTCATCATAATAAAGATAATTTAAACGAAGTATTGTTTGAATTTGATGACGGTGGTAATAATTTTAATCGCGGGTTTTTTCTTAAGACCGATAGTATCGAATCTATAGTTAATACTCTTATCGAAAAAGGTGTAAATAACGACGCAACAAAAAACCCATTCAGTAAGATTAAGTAAATATATATATATGGATGATGAAGCTCCAAAAAAGAGAGGTAGACCTAAAAGAGAAAAGGTTGAGTCTGTTTCTCTATCTGCGGTAGATAACCATAATACTGATATCCAAAATGTTATTAGAGAAGCTTTACGGACTATTATAACTGAAAGCAGTGAGGTTAAGAAGGATGAAGAAACTATTGAAGCGATGACATCAACTTGTGCGGAGTTTATGAAGAGTTTTATTATTATGGGGTATGATCTTAATGATAATGCAATTGCACCGATTTTTTATGCTAAGACAGATATGGAAGCAGATGCTTTATCTCATTATATGCAGCAGTATTTTATGGCTTCGATGAAAGGTCAGCATTGATTTTTATATATTATATCATATAATATATGTATGAAATTATTAATATTGGGTAAAGGCTTTATATCTGAATATCTCGTTAAATATCTTAACGGTTCTGAGCATTCAGTCGATTGTTATTCTAGAGAAGAGTTAGATTATTCAGACGATATCGTCTTATATAATAAGATTGTAGATCAAGCAGATT